ATATTCAATTTTAACTCACCAAGATGGAGCAGAAGAGGCTGCATTAGAATATTCTGATGAGGATGCAGACTTTCATCAAATAGTGGCAGACATGGCTAATATAAGTCGTAAAGAAGCTAAGATAATTAACTTAGGACTTAGTTATGGAATGGGTAAGGACAAACTAACCCAACAACTAGGAATCAGTCCAGAAGAAGCAGAGTTATTGTTTGATCAATACCATGAAAGAGTACCTTTCATCCGTGGTCTACGAGACTCTGCTTCTAGAATGGGGGCTAATAGAGGCTTTGTCAAAACTATTCTGGGTCGTAAGTGTAGGTTTAACCTATACGAACCTTTTGACCGTAGGGAAATACCCTACCCTCTTGAAAAAGCTATGGATGAATATGGCGGTAGGTTAAAAAGAGCTTACACATATAAAGCAATGAATAGACTCATACAAGGCTCAGCAGCAGATATGACTAAACAAGCTATGTTAGATTTACACAAGGAAGGGATAGTGGCTCATACTCAAGTTCATGATGAACTCAATATATCTATAAAAAATAAAGAGGATTGTGAAAAGATAATAGAAATAATGAGAGACTGTGTTGAACTTAGAGTACCCAATAAAGTTGATGCAGAAATAGGTAAAAGTTGGGGAGAGGTTGTAGAATATAGGGAGTACTTTTTAAATGAGAAAAACTGATCTTAAAAAACTGTACTTTAATATATACATGACGTACACAAACAGCTACACAACGCTTGAAGAAATAGGAACTAAATACAATGTTTCTAAACAAAGAGTTTGGCAAATAATAAGGTATTGTAAACTCGGTGACGGTAATTACTATAAAGGTCTAAAACGCTATAACGATACCTACAAAAGTTACAGGGAAGAATTCAAAGACGCTGATTCAAAAACACTGAACGCACTTATGAGAGATTGGATGAAATTAAAAAATATAAGGTTGATAAAAAATGGGTAAAATAAACTCAAGAAACAAAGGAGCGTCTTTTGAAAGAGAAGTCGCTAAACTCATAAACACGTTCTTTGATGAAATAGACTATGACTATAAAGTTAAACGAAACTTAGAACAATATCAGGAAAAGGATTTAGGTGATTTAAATATGCCTAACCATACAATTGAATGTAAACGATATGCCTCTGGTAATTGGTATAAAGAAGAATGGTGGAAACAAGTGTGTGGGTCTTGTGGAGACACAATACCTGTTCTGATCTGGAAATATAACCATCAACCAATGAGGGTGTGTATTCCTCTTTGGTCTATAGACCATACTTGTAAAGTTAAAGATAATTCAGTGACTGTGGTACTTACATTTGAACACTGGCTAGAGTATGAACTTGCCTATAATCTTTAAGATTATGCTATATTCTTTAAATAGGTACTATATTATAAAAGGTATGTTTAGTAATTATACGAAAACATTTTTAGAAAGGAGAAAGATATGGCAGATGCTGTAGAAACAATGGCTTACGCTGGGGAAGTACCTTGGCATGGGCTAGGTGTTAAAGTTGAAGACAACCTAACACCACAAGAAATGCTTGTTGCTGCTGGACTTGATTGGACAGTTAGTAAAAGGCATTTATTTACTCACGCTGACCCAGACGTAAACACTTCCGATGACCTTATCGGTGTAGAAGGTTACTCTGTGTTAGTCCGTGATAGTGATAACAAAACTTTTGGTCCGTGTGGTCCAAGGTTTGTACCTAGTCAAAACGCACACGCTTTTGAATTTTTTAAGAAGTTTACCGACGCAGGACACATGAAAATGGAAACTGCTGGTTCTCTTAAAGGAGGAGAAAATGTTTGGGGACTAGCTAACGTCAGTAAAGACTTTACACTTCCTGGTGATGACCGAATTTTAGGTTACTTATTAGTAAGTGTGTCTCATAAGTGGGGGAAATCTAATGAAATTAGATTTACACCTATAAGGGTAGTGTGTAACAACACACTGACAATGGCTTTGTCTGATAAGGCTACTGCTGGTTTTAAAATGCCTCATGTACGTGCTATAGATAGCGAAGTATTTGTGGCTGCTGAACGAGCACTAGGGTTGGCTGGAGACAGAATGGATGAATTTCAAGAAGCTGCGGAGTTTCTTAGCTCTAAGAAGTTTGATAAAAATTCAGTCGTTAACTATATAGCTGACTTATTTCAACCTGAACTGATAACAGCGCAGGAAGAAATAGAAAAGATGAGCGATACTAGAATGATAGCTACTCGTCAATCGATGGTTGATGAGTTTAAACGCATACCCAGTACGGTGTATCAAGCTATTGAGGAACAGCCAGGAGCAAACCTTAAATCCTCTAAGGGTACTTGGTGGGGAGCGATGAATGCTGTTACCTTTGTGGTTGACCATAAATGGGGTCATGACCGAGACGCCTCGCTACACAATGCGTGGTTTGGTGGTCGTGCTTCATTAAAGCAGAAAGCTATGGCTAAAGCCATAGACTATGCGAGAGCTGCATAACCAGTAAGGAGGATGGTGTCATTATTCATGACACCATTCCTTTACATTTCTTAAGAATTTTCTTAAGATAGGGTTTCCAAATTAGAGAAAAAAGAATGGAAGAACGTAGAGTGAAAACAGAACAACAAATAGCTCATGAAGATAAGATCTTTAGAAACACGAATACCTGGGATGTGATTACTTTTGTTAATAATACTCCCTCGGGTATTGATTGGAAAAGAATAGTTTTGATAAAAGATACAGAGGTGGGTAAAATAAGGGCAGGTTCTGCGCATCTTCACGACCCAGAAAAATACGCTCCTCCTTCATGGCTTACAACCAGTAAAGCAGCAGAAATTTGGAAACTATACACCAGAAAAAATAAAGAATTTAAAGACAAGAAACAAGCAAGTCTTGTTTTATGGAAACATTTTAAACCAAAAGCAAAAAAACCTAAATACGAAGATTTTTCTAAGCACTATCTAATAAGAGAAGGTCTTTGGAAAGACGAGGAAACTGGAGCAACCGCTCCAGTTTTGGACAGGGTTGAACAACCAAAACGAAAACGCACAACCCTATCAGAAACAGCTAAGATAGGTGCGACAGGTAAACAACCCAAGTCAGAAAAAAATATTGCAAGACTTAAACTCTACAGGAGGAGTAAGGTTAGTACAATTTTAGCTAAGAACCCAGAAATAAAATTAGGAGATATCAAGTATGATATACGAAACAAATACGCACAAATTGTGGGCTAAATGCAGCCCCTTAGAGCGTCTTTTTTATAAAACTAGGGTTAGGTATAACCTAGCTAAAAGAATTTAATGGAGCGTAAATGCAAGCCCCTCCATACTTAGTCAAAAACTTTCTACTTACTATTAAAGCTGAGTGGATGCTTGATAAGACTACACTTGAATTAACAAGAGACGCATTACCAAGTTTAAAGAAATTCCAAGAAAGTGATGGGCAAGAAAATGTGAAAAACGTGTTACAAGAATATGTCACCGACCATGGGCATGATATTTATTCTGTGCCCTTGTTTACTCAAGAGTTTTGTGACACTATGTTAGATGAAATAGAAAACATGAAACAGCACTTTAACTTTAGTCCTAACACAGAGGAAGATAAACTTAGACAAATACCAGAAATAGTTTTACATGAAAAATCTCCCGAGTTATTTAATTCAATGCTTGGGGTGATTTTTAATGTTATGAACCCTATCTTTATGTCAATTTGGCAACGGTACTCTCATGCTGCCGCAACTATACAGATTGCGAATTATAATATTAGGGATAAAAAGCAAGGTGCGTGGCACCACGACCAAACCGCAGATATAAGCATGGTTGTTCCTTTGAACACAGGTACTTATAAAGGCGGAGGAACTGAGTTTCATGGTCGGACTACGGTAAAACCTTTACCCAATGGTCATGCTTTATTTTTCCCTAGTTTTACGCACATGCATCGTGGACTACCAGTCAAAGATAAAGGAGATAGATATTTATTAGTGTTTTGGTTATACGGAGGTGGAGATGAATAAACCAATAAGAACTTACGACGGATATTTAGAAATACTGGACAATGTACGAATGATTATTCGTATGCATGCTCCAGAAGAATCGGTTGTAGAACTCAATAAACAAATAAACAAATTTGAAGATGAACTCTCAGAAATGTTAGCAGGTCGTGAAGGATAAAAAAATAGGTATTACTTTTGGTTCTTTTGATTTGTTTCATGCTGGTCATGTATTTATGTTAGAGGAAGCAAAAACTGTTTGTGACTATTTAATTGTAGGTCTTCAGAGTGATCCCACAATAGATAGACCAAAAACTAAAAATAAACCTGTGCAAAATATTATAGAAAGACAAATCCAGCTTAGAGGTTGTAGGTATGTAGACGAAATTATCCTATACAGCACCGAAGAAGAATTGTTAGACATGCTTAACACCATAAAGTGGGACATTAGAATCATTGGTGAGGAATATAAGTCTAAACACTTTACTGGAAAAGAACTTTGTAGTACTGTTGCAGGCAGTATTCACTTTAATAAAAGGAAACATGGGTTTTCCTCAACGAGCTTAAGAAAAAGAATTACAGAAGCTCAGTTTTTAACATAAACTGCAATTGTGCTTTACTACAAGCTAGAAGTAAAGTAAAGTTTATATTTATATAAATAAATAAGGAGAAATTTATGCAACCCTATGCCGATGTCCCTATGAGAAAAGTAATATGGAAAGATATTGAATTGATTAACGAAGTGGCTGAAAAACGCAACTACAATCGACAAATAGATCTTTCAAAACTTAAAAAAGAGGTTAAAAAGCAGATAAAATCAATGGGTTACGAAAATTTTAATAAAGTGTTTTTTGCTGCAAAAGAAATAATGCTACATGAACACAAAGGTGGTAAAAAATGTGCACCACATATGAGAATTGGAATTTGGTTTCCTAACAATATTCAAGTGTACGTGGACTGTGATTTACAACTTTGGAACTCTTTTGAAAGAGTTTTGTATCCTTTTAAGGAAAAACCTAAGCTAACCCTTGTAAAATGAAACAATCCTCTTTTAAAGAGGGACTACCTATACCAGAAATAGTTCCTCGTAATAATAAATATAACCTACATAAAATGCAAATTGGTCAATACTTTACTGTGGAAGACTGGGATTCTGAAGATGTTCAGCGTTTAAGGGTTGCGGTTTGTAACTACGCCAGAAGAAATGATAAAAAGTTTGTCACTCGTAAAATAGAAGAAGACGGTGATTGGAAGCTTCGTGTTTGGAGAGAGTTTTGAGTAAAAAATTAACCCCCAAACAAGAAAAGTTTGCACAAAATGTAGCGAAAGGTATGAAGAAAAAAGACGCTGCAAAACAAGCTGGGTACAGTAAGAAAAATGCAGGGCGTGCTGGTACTATGCTCACTTCTAAATCGAACCCAGAAGTACAAGACCGCATTCACGCTCTACAAACTAAAGCTGCCAGTAAGGCTGAACTCACGCTGGGTAACCACTTAGTTGACCTTAAAGATATTCGTGACGGTGCTATGCGTAATGGTGCGTGGTCTGCTGCGGTGACTGCCGAAGTGGCACGTGGTAAAGCTGCAGGTTTGTATGTGAACCGTAGCGAACTGACCGTGAACCGTGTGGACACCATGTCAAAAGATGAGGTGCTCGCGAGGATGAAAGAACTTTACTATGAATCAGGTGGTATTCTTCCTGAGGGTAAAGTTATAGAAGGTGAATACGAAGAACAGTAGTTGCCTTTATTCTTAAACCCATACTTTACTTTCCTTTACTTCTAACCTATGCTAACTATATATTATATTAATAGGAGAAAATACTATGGAAGAATGTAAAGAGTGTAACGGGAAGGGAGTAGTAGGAGTTGAAAGTGGACTCAAAGGTCCAGCCCCTGAATTTATAATCGCCTTTAAATGTAAAAAATGCACTGGGGTTGATGATTTTATCGGGAGAAAGGGGTGAAGTATTATGGAAGAATTTGAATACAATAGCATGAACAGCTATGAAGAAAACTTTGAAACTTGGCATTATCTAAACACAAAAGAAAAAGAGCTGTTTAGTGAGGAACCCTACTCAAAAGAAAAAGGGAAAAAAGTTTTCGATGGTTTGTATAAGAACAAATTAGCACACTCTATAAAGATAAACACAAACGGGGTATTAGAGGATGTGTTAGTGCTAGAAAAAGATGCTGTTGAGTCTGACTTACGAGCAGTAAATTTTACCAAAAAATGAAGAGTTTAATAAAACAACCCGATCCGAAGCTGTGCGCCTCAGGCAGCGTAATCAAGGTGAGATGTGTGTGACGCCATAAGGGTTGTGCCAGTTTGGTATATGAGTAGGTATAATTAATGCTCATGTCTAGAAAGCTATTACTGGCTATTCATAGAACGGCTAATCTCGCCACTGAGGTAACATGAGAACCTGTGTCTGTTGTAGAAAAGAATTAAAACAAACCAACCATTCCTTCTATTGTTCTGACGAGTGTAAAACAGGAACTCTTTACAAAACCAACAAAAACCCTCTGTCCTTCTATGGAACTGCTGATTACGATAGAGATATTCATTATCGACATGGAACTGTTTGTACTATGGGGATGTCCCCTGATATCTTAGCAAAAGCAGAAGAAAATGAAGAAGAACACGGCATAGTGGAAGATACAGACGCACTACAAAAAATTATATTTGAAGAGATGAACTCCCCAAAATATAGAAAAGCCACTGCTAAATACTGGTTGAGAAAACGTCGTAGATTAAAGAATACTAAGAATGGTCCTAGTGATAAACCCTTATCCCGTTTAATATATTACTTTAATAAATAAAGGAGAATAAATATGCCGAATCATTGTTACAATCAAGTGACGATACAGTCAACCAAAGAAGACATAGAAAAGATTATGGAACACCTACGAGGTGGGGAAGCTATGTTTGATTTCAATAACCTAGTACCGATGCCCGAGGAACTGAAAGACCTACACCATATAACTGCAGAAGGAAAAGAATGGTTTTACTCAGTTACGAAGTATAAAGCGTCTCTCAATGGAGAAAAAGAACCTTACCTAAGTTTCCCTGATTTAGATTGGATAAAAGAAAATCATATAGATGGTTTTACGCTCCGTCGCATAAAAAACGAATACGGAACTGCTAGTTGGTACGATTGGTGTTGTGAGAATTGGGGTACTAAGTGGAATGCTTACGATGTTGAATATTTCACAGGTCCAATCCCTAAGGCTACAGCTATTAAAGAGGGTAGGCAGATAGTCTATAGACTTTCTACCGCATGGGCAGAACCCAGACCTATTATTAATGCACTTATGAGATATTTATCTCAACCTGGATTTGACCAAGACCTAGAAATGAGATGGCGTTTTGAGGACGAGTTAGAAAACTTCAATGGGGAGATAAGAAACGGCGATGATGAAGTTTAAAGAGGTTAGGTTTGAAAGTGTATCAGAAAGAACTAAGTTTTTAGATGCCTTCTTCCCCGACCGAGAAAAACTTGAACAGAACTCCTACCAAGTACAAGAACAAGCGGTTGTGGTGGTTGATGGTAAAAAAGTTCTATTTTTGACGGGTGTTGATGAATCTTAAATTAACAGGATGGTTTGGATGGTTTGTGTGGTTGTTGGGTGTATATATTGTATTAAAACTATTAGGAATATGCTAGGGAAGGAAAACCATGTTATATAAAGTTATAGGTATGTTAAATTATAAAGGAGAAACAAAATGAAAGGTTTTGACAGAATAGATAAACTCTATCTCTCTGCAGAAGGTGAGCAATTATCGAGTAAAATCGATCATGCTTATTATAGACAGACAGATACAGTATCTTTGCCAATATCGCCTATCCTAAGAGGAGAAGACTTCTGGGACGGCATTTACGAAGCTATAGAAAATTTGGACTTTATTTACTGGACAGGGGAGAATAACGGAACTACCTACAAACTCAAAAGGAACGAGGATAATACTCTTAGTCTACAACAGAAAGGTCATATAGTGCAAATGCAAACAAAAGGTAAGGAGGAAAGATGATGGAACTATTAATATGGATGCTGTATTTGCCTTGGAACCTGCTTAAATGGGTAGTGATACTTGGGGCTTGGTCCGTGGTTATTTATTGTATTTTCACAGGCGTGAAGAATTATTTGGAGACTAGATAATGGGTACACGAAGCAATATTGCAATAGAGCAAGAAGACGGAAGCGTGAAAGTTGCTTACTGTCACTATGACGGATACGTAGAGCATAACGGTATAATCCTGCTGAACCACTATTGGGGCGAGAAAAAAGCTCAAGAATTGGTGGACAATGGCTACGCCAGTTCGCTCAGTTCCACACTAGAGGAAATTAATGACGGTAGAGTACATAAGGATAAACCCGACACTTATAGGTCTTTAGGCAACTATATGTCGTGGCACGTAGACCCTGTGTACATAGAGTACATCTATTTGTGGAGAGATGATGAGTGGCAGGTGTCTAGGTCTATGGTTTATGATACACCTGATGGCTTTACAAAAAGTCAATGTTACCACACTGCCTTTAAACCATTACACGAAGAGTTTTGGTTAGAAAAGAAGACCGTGAATAGTTAGATCATTTATTTACTTTACTTTACTTCTAACTATAATAGAGTGTACGGTTAATAATTAAGTTAACCAAAGAAAGGAGAAACGGCAATGCCAAAATCTACTACTGCCAAAAAAGCTAGTCCTACGGCGACTGCACCTAAGTCTAAATCAGCTAAACGACCTTTAGCAGATATAGCAGCCAGCACTACTAAAAAGGTAAACGCTGGTGGTCTTGACCTCAAAGCTGTCCTTAAAAATAATAGGGATAAAGTGGCGAGGGCTCCAAGCAACGCTGAGAGGCACTTAACCCTAGATGGTAAAACCGTTGAGGAAGCACTAGCTACTCGACTGGTTGATGCTCGTGATATCAAGTATGATGTCAGTAAGGGGTTTATGCTGATTGCTTAACTATTATGCCCAGTGGCTTTTGGTCGCTGGGCTATTTAGGAGAAATGATGAATAAATATTTTGACACACTAGACATGACGCTTTATAATTATGCTCATAAACCACCACGCAGTATTAGAGCAGCAATGCGTAAGCAACTCAACACACAACATGACGTGGTCGGTGGTTGGCGTTATATTGTGGACCTTTGGAAGAAAGACAGGGAAGACGGTTATAGGTGGGGAGGTAATACTCCTAAGCCTGTGGTCCATCCTGACGTATTTAAGAGGATATGATGGTTAAACGATTACCGCCTAACTACATCAACCAAGCCGTAATAGTAGATATAGACGGAACTCTTGCACACGGCACAGGGAGAGACCCCTACGACTACACACGAGTACACGAAGACCTACCCGACGAACAAATAAAAGAGTTAACTAAAATGCTCCATGAAGAGTTTTTTATAATCATAGTAAGCGGTAGGGAGGACTATTCTCAAGAGGATACTGAACAGTGGCTCGAGGACCACGATATACCTTACGACGCAATACACATGAGACGCACGAAAGACTTTAGACCCGATACCGAAGTTAAACAAGAAATATACCAAGAATTAATAGAACCCCACTACAATGTGTGGCTGGTTCTTGATGACCGTAATAGCGTAGTGAATATGTGGCGGGATATTGGGCTAAAATGCCTGCAAGTTCAAGCAGGGGATTATTAAGAATTGTCCACTGATCAATAGCTTCATAGCTATACTTATATAGTTAATTAAATAAGGAAAAATGTTATGAATGAACAAGTAAAAAATGGTTGGTACTTACGCTTTAAAGAAGAGGCAGAGTACAACATACGGGAAGTTATTTCTCCAGGTGCCGAGCAAGACCGAGTGGTGAATATAATTAATGATCTACTCACTGATTGTCACGGTGATTTGTGGTGGCACTTTGATGAGGATCACGGTTATAATGAAGACCTTGATGAGTCTTTACCTGAATTTAATACTGTGTATGATTCTTCGTGGCTCAATGACGTTCCCGATAGTGGTTATAATATCATTCGGTTAGGTTATGGTGATGTGTACGCTGGTGAATCTTTTAATCAGAGAGATATCTATATAGCGTTATCTATGAATGGTTGCTCATTAGCTAGTGCCCTCACTGAATATTATAAGTTTACCATTCCCGTTATAGATCGTTACGCTCTGTGGGGTGTTAAAACTTTAGTGAACGTTATGACTAAGCCTAGTGATCAATAGCTTCATAGCTATACTTATATAGTAAGTTTAATAAATATAAGGAATAAAATTATGAATATCTTAAAAGACTATGCCGATCAACTTAAACCTTTGAACAAGGCTATCAATGATTATAACGAGTTCTGGCATGCTCAATACTTTGATTATAACCCTACTGCTTTCCGTATTTCATCTTATGGTGGCGGTAGTTATTTTAATGAGTGGGAGAGTGGTCAAGCTGAAAAGCAAGATGGCTATATACCTATGCTCAGTGTCCAGACTCGTGAAACCGATGGCTATACCCTTATTGAACTCAATAATAAAAACGCTCAAAAGCTCATAGATGAACAGCCTAACGTATATGAATGGCTTGAATACATACTGCGTCGTGAAAATCAAGACGGCTGGGAGGGGTTTGGCTGGGGCGATGATAAAAAATACTGTCACGGTATAGCTTCTGAAACCCTCACTGGTGTTTATGCTGGTAGGCATATGGGACAACAAGAACCGCCTAGTAAACTAATCCTGTGTTTCAATACGGGTGGTGGGGAAGCGTACGATCAACAATTACTTAGGGTCATAAAGGTTAAAGAACCATATGATGACTTTAGTTATGTCGGAGATTTTATCTCGGACTACTGTAGTCCTACTCTTACTATATAGCTGTTACTATATTAGCATCCCCAGAAAATACTTTTATAAATCACAAAATATCTCATTCTAGCCAATAAGCCAATAGGGTATTGGCTAGAGTCCTCTTACTTACTCGCTTTATTAAGGTTATTGGCTAACCTATTAGCGACCTATTGACTTAAATTAGGCAATATGGTCTTTGGACTGTGGTTCGTGGTACTAGGTTGGTAATAATAACCACACGACATAAAGCATGTGAAAGAGTTTATACAAGAGGTTTATAGAAATTGTGAGCCTATATATAGAACTAACTTTTGATCCGCACACGGACAAAGGTAAAAAAGTTATAGAGAATGGACCATGGTTCCCGTTTCTTAGTCATTTAGCCAATACGCCAATAGCCATGATCTATTATACCGTGATCATGATCCGTGGACCGAAGTATCTTGCCATTGTGATCACGCTGCATGTGATCTGGTAATCGAAAAGCGTTGCGTGGGATGTTGCTTGGTAATCTTAGTTCCGTTTTTACGTGTAACATTGTGATCGCATCATGGACCAGTGACCGTGATCGCATTGTGATCGCACACGACGCACGGATTTTGACAGAAAAAGAACATACAGAATATTAAGATTAATACTTTACTTTAACCTTTACTTAAGGCATAATGAGCTTAGTTAAGTAATTAAGCTTAACATTAATATATAGGAAAATACTATGAATAATAAAACTACTACAAAAACTAAGAACGAAGTTAAAGTAAATTTAGGCGGACTAGACGGAAGCCTGATTTATACGGCAACAGGTAAAGTAGCTAGAGCCCAGCATAACGCTGACCGCCACCAAGCTTTAAACGGCAAGACGGTTAAGGAAGCAATAGCGACCAGGCTAGTAAACGCCCAAGACGTTAAGTATGACGTAGCGAAGGGATTTATTACCTTAGAAAATAGCTAACCCCCAACGGAAAGGGTAGCGGGAAACCGCTACCCCGACCACAAACCCCAGACACTAAACTATTACAACCACACCAGAAACCTTTATTTTTTACCCCCCTACCCCCCTTATACGATAACGATTAGATATAAGGCTAAAGGGTCAGTTTTTCACAGACATTGGAATTACATTTTACTTTTTTCTGTTACTGAACTACACTATATAGACAAAAAGACACGGATTAAAATTTTTTTGCAAAAATTTCTATGGCTAGGAACTACACTGATAAAGAATTAGCATTAACACCCACCCCAGGAGAGAGTGAAATGCTACCTTGGGATCCTTCTCCCCTAGAAAAACAATCCCACGGAATAGCTTCTTTGTTGCGTAAGTTGGGATACGATAATTACCGTGCACAACAATTAGCAGAAAACACCACGTTCTTATCAGAGTTCATTCCAGGATTCGGCGATGTTCAGGGTCTTAGAGAAGGAAAGCACATGATGGAGGAAGGCAGCCCGAAGCTAGGTGCTGCGGTCATGGGACTAAGTGCGATTCCCTTTGTACCAATTACCCCCATTAGAAAAGCACTTCAAAAAGGAATCAAAGTCAGTCCTACAAAAGTAGAACGAACCCACACCGATTGGGAGAGCTTCAAAAAACAAAGAGACGCAGGTTCGTTCAAAGAATTCGAAGAGGACATAATAGATGCACACGGAAACGTAGACGTAGGCGAAACACCCAGATACACTTCTTTGATGCCTTTACAAGTAGGCAGACTTAATTTTGAAACCAACGCAGAAAGACAATTACTCAGTAACCCAGATTTTGCTAATCCTAATAAAGCCTACGATGTTGACGGTTTTATAAAAAGCACCGTAGCCAATTCCCCAAACCCAATACGCACCACAGTAAAAAGTCAGTTAGATGAATGGGTTTCGCCTGCGCTCCGTGGTAAAAAAGCAACAATACAAGACATACTGGACGATATAGGCAAAAACAAACCCACTATAAAAGAAAACTACATGGATGATGCCACTAACGCAAGAACTAGATACATGCCTAATATCCCCACCACCCCACCACCAAGCACAGCAAGAGAGGCACTACAAGTCATACACCCTGCTAAATACACAGAAAGAAGTTTTTCCGTTCACTCTCCTAAACATGGCAAATTATTCGAGGATCCAGGTCACACAGAAGTTTCAGGCGGTGCCTTACCTACGAGAAGCCTATCCCATCTCACTGAAGAGTTTACAAACTCCGCCAACCGCATATTCACTACTCGCTCAGGTCTGTACGACATAGACGGTCAAAAAGTTTTTATACCAGCGGAAGGTCAATCAGGTATTTATAGAATGGGCACGTCTAAATCTAAAGCAGCAAGAACTGTTTCTTCGCCACAGAGCTTAACCAGTGGAGATATTCAACATTTGCTAGCTACTGGAGAAGATCTATCAAAAGTAGATAGCATAGGCGGTACATGGGGTAGAGACTTTATATCAGAAAACGAGGCAGCTACACGTGATCACTTTATAAACACACTAGAAAGCACAGGAAATAAAGATAAATGGAAAGATCTTGTTAAGGAACAACAATTCGACCTTGATGTAACACTAGATGAATTAAAACTAAGCCACGACCTGCCTGATGATGTAGATTGGCACTCGGTAGACTCTAAGATATTCCAACAAGCAGAATTGCTAACCCAAGACAACGCCATAGAATATGGCAGAAAACTCAGTGACCTGCTTAAAGTAGATGTGGGTGATGCTATAGAACCCCCACTTTTTAAAGAGTGGTTCCCCATGCATATGAAGACTTCCCTAAACGATGCGGTAGAAGTAGGTGCGGATGTGGTTCGTTTTCCTGTGAACCCTGAATCTGTAGCAAAACAAACAGGTCAACCATTAAATCCTGGAAGAGCTCGAGCTTGGTCAGATGAATTATCAACAGACCCCTACAGAACCGAACCTGATGATGTATCTAATTGGCTTCCTGGTGAAGAAGCTGAAGCACTGGGCAAAATATACAAACAACGCACAAAAGACGGCATTAAACGTATAGAAGCTGAATACGGCATCAAACTCAATGCTAAACCAGTCAAGGACGATAATTACAATGAGTTTTTAGAAATAGTCCTCACACCAGAACTTAAAGAAGCCTTTCAAACTGTGGTTTATAAAGATGGCGGTGCTGTGTATAAAAAACCCTTAATGAATCTTAAGTATTAGGATCCCTACATGACGACTGGCGCCAACCTAGAACAACTTCCCGAAGACGTATTAAAAGAACACCTAGAACTAGCAGAAAGATTAGAAGAGCTTGAGCGAGTAGAAACTTGTCAAAATGATTTTTTAAGTTTTGTCAAAAGCCAATGGCCAAGTTTTATACAAGGGGCTCACCATAAAACCATGGCGGAAGCATTCGACCGTATAGCTAAAGGTAAAATAAAACGGCTTATTATCAATATGCCACCCCGACACACGAAGTCTGAATTTGCTAGTCATATGTTTCCCGCATATTTAGTGGGTCGTAATCCGTCTCTCAAGATCCTACAAGCAACACACACCGCAGACTTAGCCGTAAAATTTGGACGTAAGATTCGTGACTTAATGTTAATGGAAGACTTTCAAAAAATTTTTGACTCCGTAGCTATTAACCCAGATAGTAAAGCAGCAGGAAAATGGGAAACACAAGATACAAAGAATCCTAAACTAAAAGGGGAATATTACGCAGCAGGTGTGGGTGGTGCTCTGGCGGGTCGTGGTGCGGATTTGTTTATTATTGATGACCCTCACTCAGAGCAAGACGCCATGAACCCCAAGTCCATGGACGATGTTTATGAATGGTACACTTCTGGTCCACGTCAAAGGCTTCAACCTGGAGGGTCCATTGTCATAGTCATGACGCGATGGAACGTAAACGATTTAACAGGTAGACTGCTCAAAGATGCAGCTCGTGATCCTAGAGCGGATCAATGGGAAGTTATCGAACTTCCCGCAATACTGCCCAGTGGTAAACCGCTGTGGCCAGAGTATTGGCCATTGGAAGAAATAGAAAGCGTAAAGGCATCCCTAAGAGGTGGTCCAAAATGGCACGCACAATACATGCAAAACCCAACCTCCGAAGAAGGTGCCCTTATAAAAAGGGAATGGTGGAAAGAATGGCCAAACGACAAACCACCTAAATGTGAATATTTGATTCAAAGTTACGATACAGCGTTTTTAAAATCAGAGATGGCGGACTATAGTGCCATAACCACGTGGGGTGTGTTTTATCCAGAAGGTCGACTAGGCGGAGAAGAAATCTACCATGGCGACGCACCACACATTATTCTACTAGACGTAGTCAAGGGTAAATATAATTTCCCTGAACTTAAAGGTCAAGCCTTTAAACAATACGAACACTGGGAACCTGACGTAGTGATAATAGAAGGTAAAGCCTCAGGTATGCCACTAACGCAAGAACTCCGTAACGTAGGAATTCCTGTTCAAAACTACGTTCCTTCAAAGGGCAACGACAAAGTAGCAAGAGTCAATAGCTGTGCTCCGTTATTTGAATCGGGCATGGTTTGGTACCCTGATACCAATTGGGCAAAAGACGTAATAGAAGAATGTGCGGCATTCCCAGCGGGAGACCATGACGATCTAGTAGACTCCACAACCCAAGCCTTAATGAGATTTAGGCAAGGCGGTTTTGTTAAGCTGCCTTCCGATTATGAAGAAGAGGTTTTATATAAGAAGAAAATGAGTTATTATTGATAACCTAAAGGGTAGAAAAATATGGCAATAGAAGCACAAAGATATCCAAAAAAGGGCGAACCTGTAATTCCTCAAGGGGAAGAAGAATTAATAGTAGAAGTAGCCGAAGAAGATCCAACAGCAGGCGGTGTTGAATTTCAAGTAGGTCAGAACGGTGAAATGTTGCCCATGGAAGAAGGCGCACAAGCACAAGAAAATGAACACAACACCAACCTCACCGAACTTTTAGAAGAAAGTTTTCTTGGAGAAATATCAGGAGAATTGGTAGGAGCTTATCAAGAAGACAAAGAATCTCGTGATGATTGGCTTACTGCTTTTGCCAATGGTTTAGATTTATTAGGGATAAAATCAGAAGACCGAGACATGCCGTTTCCAGGAGCAAGTGGCGTAACCCACCCACTACTTTCAGAAGCAGCAACACAATTTCAAGCTCAAGCCTATAAAGAATTATTACCAGCCAATGGTCCAGTCAATACAAAGGTCGTAGGGGCAGAATCCCCCGAAACAATGGCACAGTGTCAGCGTGTGAAGGAGTATATGAACTACCAAATCACCGAAGAAATGCAAGAATACGACCCAGATATGGATAGTTTGCTTTTTTACCTGCCGTTGGCAGGAAGTGCCTTCAAAAAAGTCTATTTTGACTCATTATTAGGTCGTGCGACGTCTGCTTTTGTAAAAGCGGAGGATTTAGTCGTCAGTTATGACACTACAAACCTAGAAACTTCGCCAAGAATCACCCATGTTCTCAATATGACGGGAAATGATATCCGAAAAATGCAATTAAGTGGTGTTTATCGGGATATTGAGGTTGGCAACCCTGGAGAAATGACTTTAGATGAGGCAAAAGACAAAATTGACGAGTTACAAGGTCTGAGTAAGCCCACTAGCGACTATAATGAGTACACTTTACTAGAAATTCACGTTGATTTAGAACTAGAAGGCATAGATGAATACGAATATGCGGTGCCTTATATAGTCACTATTCTTGAAGATAGTGGTGAAATCCTAGCAATTAGGCGTAATTGGGCACTAAATGACGAAGTATTGCGTAAAAAAGAGTATTTTGTACACTATAAGTTCCTTCCAGGACTTGGATTTTACGGTTTTGGCTTAATTCACATGATTGGGGACTTAACTAAGTCCGCTACAAGCATTTTAAGGCAACTAATCGATGCTGGAACGCTTTCTAACCTTCCTGCAGGATTTAAAGCACGTGGTATGAGGGTTCAAGGGGAAGATGAACCCCTAAGACCAGGAGAATTTAGAGATGTTGACGTTCCAGGAGGTACAATCCGTGATGCATTGATGCCTTTACCTTATAAAGAGCCTAGTAACGTATTAAGTCAACTATTGGGCATACTTATTGACTCTGGAAGACGATTTGCGAGTATTGCGGACATGCAAGTCGGTGATATTGGCTCCCAACAACTTCCAGTAGGCACAACTGTCGCTATGCTAGAACGTGGCACTAAAGTTATGTCTGCCATACACAAAAGACTTCATTTTGCGCAAAAGAAAGAATTTAGACTCTTGGCTGGTGTTTTCTCGAGATCACTACCTCCAATATACCCCTATGCGGTAGCTGGTGCCAGCCAAGAAATCAAACAATCAGATTTTGATGACCGTATTGATATTATCCCAGTCAGTGATCCCAACATATTTAGTATGGCACAACGTGTGATGTTAGCGCAACAAGAATTACAAATGGCGCAAGCAGCACCACAAATACATAATTTACGGGAAGCCTATAAAAGAATGTACGAGGCACTAGAGGTAAAAAACATAGACTTACTTTTACCGCCTCCACCAGAAGTTCCACCAAGAGACCCGATCAGTGACCAACAGGCAGCGATAATGGGTCAACCTATTAAGGCGTTTGAATTCCAAAACCATGATGCCTATATAGCCTCCCATTCTGCATTTCTACAGAACCCACAAATGCAACAAAACCCACCAGCTCTTCAATCAATACAAGCTAATATACAAGAGCACATAGCAATGGGGTACAAACAACAAATTGAACAAGCACTAGGACAACCACTACCACCGCTTGATCAAATACAACAGATGCCGCCAGAACAAGCTCAGGAACTAATGAATGAAATAGCTACCGCAGCAGCAACAGCAACTCAAGAAGTCACAGGTCAGCAAGAGGCTCTCATGAAAGCACAACAAAGTGCTCAGATGGATCCGATTGTAGAACTTAAGAAAGAAGAAATTGCACAAAGAGCTCAGGCAGATGCTTTACGAGCAGAGGTGGATCAGGCTAAAATAGAATCACAAGAAGCAATAGCAGAAATGAAGGTTGCTCAAGATAGAGAAGAAGCCTTGTTAAAAGCACAAGGTGATATTAATAAAACGTATGGTCAGATATTGAAAGATGTAAGATCATCCGATACAAACACGAAAGGTGACTAAATGAAAGATACCACTAAATATAAAAAAGTGAGTTTTCCAGCTCCTAGAAAAATTAACTTGGCTAAACCAGTCAAAGGCACTACGGTTCTTAATGCAACAAGTAGTAGTGTTTTTGGCGATGGTCAAAAAACAGTTCAAGGGAAAGGTGCTGCAACTAAAGGTACTAAGTTCAACAAAAGTCCTAGCGGAGCTCGATAAAAACAGTGAGCGATTCTCCAGAAGCATTTGTATATAATGCTACACTAGACCGTATTATTGACGGAGACACATTTGATTGTGTCCTAGATCTTGGCTTTGATGTAAAACTACACAAGCAAAGAGTGCGTTTAGCAGGCATAGACACACCTGAATCTAGAATCAACACAAAAAGATATCCAGAAAGAACTCAAGAAAAGGTTATGGGGAAAGCTGCAAAAGAACGATTAAAAGAACTTTGCACAGGGAAGTTCAAACTTAAATCTTTAGGGAAAGGTAAGTACGGAAGAATTTTAGGTGTCCCGTACACAGCAGACGGTGAAGATATTTGTCAAAAACTAATATCAGAAGGTCACGCTGTTGAGTATTGGGGCGGAAAGAAAATAAAAATCTGGGGAGAATAATAATGCCAGGAATGTGCGAAAGGAAAAGATACATGAGAGGAGAAGCCAAAACATCTCGTGGTGATTATGGTAAAAAAGGCTATAGTCATGGCGGAGACGTTAAAAAATATGGTGGTGGCGGTAAAGTCTATAAAAAGAAATGACAGAAGAAGAACTTATCATTTTTTTACAGGGGTTTGGGTTTACGTGTAAGTTAGAGGACTTAACTTAATGGATCCTGTTTATTTAGTACAAAAAGTTTTAAAAGAACTTCGTCAAAGACAAGAAGACTTAACAGAAGTGTTAAGAACAGGCGGAGTTCAAGATTGGGAAGGATATCAAAAAATACTCGGTGAGCTTGCAGGTCTGAGCTCAGCTGAGAGAATAATAATAGACCTGCAAAACATCAAGGAGCAAAACGATGGCAGTTGATGCATTAAAAGAAGCACCAAAAGGTGACACCATTCCCGACCACGTTGAAATGGTTAGAGAATCAAAACCAGAGGAAGAAAAGCAAGAGTTCACACCTGAATCAGTTCAGGAAGATGAGTCTCTTATAGAGAAACTTCCCGACCCCACAGGATACAGAATATTGATACTACCTTTTAGTCAAAAACAAATGACTAAGGGAGGAATCTTGTTAGCCGACACCACTTTAGAAAAAGAAAGATTAGGTACTAATGTTGGTTTCGTAGTATCATTGGGACCAGATGCTTACAAAGATAAATCTAAATTCCCGAATGGCGCATGGTGCCAAGAAAGAGATTGGGTTATATTTGGAAGATACGCAGGAGCTAGAATCAAAATTGATGGTGGTGACTTGCGCTTATTAAACGATGATGAAGTATTAGCTGTGGTGAGTAACCCAGAAGATGTACAGTAATCACGCAAACTAAAGGAGAAAATCATGGCAGCAACCATGCAACAAGAAACTGAAAACGAAGAGGTCGAGATTCAAGTAGACGCACCAGAGGAAGAAGAACAAAATCCAGAGGTTGCCGTTGAAGAACCCAAAGAAGAACCTCAACAAGAAGAACCCCAACAAGCAAAATCCGATGAAGAGGAAATTGCGGACTATAGTGAATCTGTTAAAAAACGAATAAATAAGCTAACTTATAAAATTCGTGAAGCAGAGAGAAGGGAAGCAGCAGCAGTTGAATACGCTAAAGGTGTTCAACAAAAACTAAACAGCACTCAAGTATCCCTTTCACAAAAAGACAAAAGCCTATATGATGAATATAGTGCAAGAGTTGAAAGCCAACTCGCCACTGCCGAAGATCGTTATAAAAAAGCACACGATATCGGAGATTCAGAGGCACTGTTGGCAGCACAAAAAGATGTTGCTACACTTGCTGTAGAACTTGAAAGTCTAAACAGAGTTAGACCTCAAGAACAAGCACAAGAGCCACCTGTTGATGTACAACAACCTCAACAAGTACCACAGCAACAACCTCAAGTGCAAACTCCCCCAGCACCTGATGCGAAAGCTCAGGAGTGGGCAACAAAGAACAATTGGTTCGGTGAAGATTTGGCTATGACAACAAGTGCTTTTGCTTTTCATAGGCAATTAGTCGAACAAGAAGGATTTGATCCAACAACTGATGATTATTATCAAGAAGTAGATCGAAGAATGGCGGAAGCCTTTCCCCACAAATTAAACGGTGGTGGAGAAGTTTCTCAAGTAAATAACGTTCAAGAGAATGTTGCAAATTCTAGCAGAGGTGCTAGAGGCAGAACAGGAAAAGGACGCACAGTAAAGCTATCGTCTAGTCAAGTTGCAATAGCAAAAAGACTAGGTGTTCCGCTTGAAGAATACGCTAAACACGTTAAGTGAAGGAGATAAAATGGTAGATAAAAATACAACAACTGTAGAAAAAGATACCACTACAGATCGAGCTCCAAGATCTGCAGATAGCCGAGCAGAAACTGCTCGCCCAAAACCATGGCAACCACCGTCTTTATTAGACGCACCAACGCCACCAGAAGGTTACGTTTACAGATGGATACGGGAATCAATGGCTGGAGTAGAAGACAAAGCGAATATGTCAAAACGTATTCGTGAAGGATGGGAACCTGTGAGAGCAGACGAACACCCTGAGTTTGAAGCCCCAACTGTTGAACACGGTAGACATACTGGCGTAATTGGAGTAGGTGGGTTAATCCTCGCGAAGATGCCAATCGAAACCGTCGAACAACGACGTGCATACTACAATAAAATGGCTTCAGACCAAATGGAGGCAGTCGATTCAAATTTAATGCGAGAAAGTGACAACAGGATGCCTATTAGCAAACCTAATAGAAATACTCAAGTCACATTTGGTAAAGGAGGCGATTCTTAGAATCGTCAATATATAAATTAACTTAAAATAGGTGAAAACATGGCAAATGTAAATGACCCAAATGGATTCACACCAGCATATCACATGGCTGGGGGCACTATTCGTCCTTCTGAGTTTCCTATCCAAAGTGGTGCTACTGGCGATATCTTTTCAGGTGACGTCGTTAAGCTCACAAGCGGATATGTACTTCAAGGAGGGGCAACAGATGCTCCGCTAGGTGTATTTGGTGGCTGTGAGTACCAAAAGTCTACAGGAGAAGTAGTCTTCACAAGAAGATTTGTCTCAGGTACGGCTACACTAGGTTCTGCAAATATTAAAGCATACGTGTACGCTGATCCTAACATCGTGTATGAAGCCCAGTTTACTGGGACTCCCGCACAAACTGATGTTGGAAAAGTGCATACTATCTCTACAACTGCAGGTGATACTAACAACAACCGTTCGAAAGAAGGCGTGACTACGACTACTGCTAGTGGTATAGCAAAATTAGTGGCTTATGTGGCTAGACCAGATAACACTGCTAATGCGCAATACGCTAGAGGGTATTTCATATTCCCAGCTTCGACGTACGGTAACGACTAAAAGGTGAATAACAATGGCAATTAATAGAGCTCAATTAGTAAAAGAACTCGAGCCTGGACTGAATGCACTCTTTGGTCTCGAGTATAATCGTTACGAGAACGAGCACGCTGAAATTTTTGATACAGAAACTTCAGATCGTGCGTTTGAGGAAGAAGTGATGTTATCAGGCTTTGCGCAAGCTCCAGTAAAAGGAGAAGGTGCAGCAGTGAGTTATGATACAGCACAAGAAACTTTCACGTCTCGTTACACTCACGAAACGGTAGCCCTTGCTTTCGCATTGACAGAAGAAGCAATCGAAGATAATCTCTACGACACGCTTTCTTCCAGATATACAAGAGCTTTGGCTAGATCGATGGCAAATACGAAACAAGTTAAGGCTGCAAATGTACTTAATAATGGTTTTTCTACTTCCTATCCAGGAGGCGACGGGAAACCTCTCATGACCACTGATCACCCAACTCTTACAGCTGGGGATCAATCGAATGAGCCAAGTTCAGCAGCAGACCTCAACGAAACTTCGTTGGAGAATGCCTTAATCGATATCTCTGGATATAAAGATGAAAGAGGTATTAAGGTTAATGTACAAGCCAGAAAACTGATCGTTCCACCACAACTACAATTTGTAGCTGACAGGATTTTAAACACTCCTGGCAGAGTAGGAACATCAGATAACGACATCAACGCCATGAAAAACATGGGGATGTTGCCAGAAGGCTATAC